CTTTCCACCAAGCATTTCTCATAAAATATATGCTACCCATGTGACTTGCATAGAAACATGCATCGAAGGGAGCCTTCAGAAGTCTCTGGAGTGACAGTATTGCTTCTGTTGTGTGTTGCATTTCATCTATTCGGACTAATAGTTCAACGTCAACCCTCGCGTATTCCAAATAGGTTTCAGTATCCTCAAGCCATCCCCTTGCAAAGAACTCATTCTTATCTGGAAATTTTTCACTGACGAGTTTCTTTGAACCTAGAACTGTCTCTGCAACGTAATCCAATGCCATTGACGGTAATGTCCCTCTTTGTGCATCGTTCCATTGTCTCTCAAATGCCATGTCCAGAGGCACACATATCCTTCCCTTGATTGGTTGTGATATAGGAGAGTAATTATGAATCTCTTCATAGCCTGACTTGCTCACTCCTGTTATCTCATTGAATGGAGACATCAAACGTGGGTCTAAACCATGAGTCACTATACGTTCAATCAACTTAGGCAAGTCGAACTTCCAACCGAACCAAGAGATAAGCATGTCAGGGTCTTGTTCAATCATATCAGCCATGAACGCAACTAACATCTTCTGCTCTGAATGATACAGACGATTTGTAGAAACATCGTATCCCTTTTCTAACATTTCCTCTACGTTTGGACACCACCAATAAGTGGTGTATCTTCTCTTGTAATTATCATATACAACAATACAAGTGATAGCACCGTCATGTTCTCCACCTTGCATCCACTCCATATCCCAATACCACTTACGCATCTCGTATTCTGGTATCTCATCTATGCAATCCACTGCATACCTGTAATGGTGTGCAACGTCAGCCTCGTATGTTTGCCCTAATCTATCTCGTAGTCTATAGGCGTAAGATGGCCTTGCTGGTTTCCAAGTAACCTTGACTAAATCATTACCCTCTAGGTTCTTGTAGTCGCCTTCCTCGGTGTTTATCTCAAGTCGAAACCTACCCCACTTATCCTTGAACATCAAGTTCTCTATCTCCGTATATGGAGAATCCTTCTCAATGAAGAAGTAAGGTGGAAACTCCTTGAAAGAGACAATCTTCTCTTCTCTCTCAAGGGTTTCCGGATTCCTAGTTCGTATTCCTATTCCATCGTTTATTCTACTAATTATCATAATCTCACCTTGTTAGGTAAGGAGCCTTAATCATCATCCTGTTTGCTGATGAGAACAATATCGGGCTATCGTCTTTCATGTATATCGTTACAGAGGCGTGCATGAAGCCACTGAAAGGGCCAGTGAACTCAACTGTTGATGGGTCACCAACCCCTTCCAATAACTCAATTTCAACCTCAACCTTATCCACTTCGCTTTTCTTTGAACTAATGGTTAGTTTCTCACCATCATACTCAAACTTGTATCTAGCCACACCAAGAACATCACATGTCTTGGATGCCTCTATCATGTCTGATTCCACAGTGCTTAGTTTACACTCATACTCTGTCTTACCGAATGACACTCCACCTACAGATGGAGTTCCTTCTATGGTCGGGCCAGTTAACTGCGTCATGTCATAGTTGGTTATCCTACTAATCATATCCATATGGGGATGAGTCAATACCTTAGACATGGATGCCTTCTTACCTGCACTACTCAATGTAATGTAGTCATCAGAGGTAAACGTGACATCTCCACCAATTACTTTCAGGTGCTTCAGCATCGCACTTATATCAACAACGCACATTCCAGTCGCATTGTCTTCATCGGTAAACCAATGGTCTATTCTACAAGCGACTGATGCACTAGCATTCACTATGTTCAATATAGTGTGCGGTGCATTGCCCTCGATAAGTAACACTGCGTATTCCGATAATGCGCCATTCTTTGATTCATGCCCATTGTAATATCTACCTTTCAGGTAAACGTCTTCTAAATAATCTCTTAATTTCTTTGCTTTCATTGTAAATCTCATAACCAACTCTCCTCGTTAGCGGCATCACAAATCCCATAGTAACTACAACTAGCACAGGTCTTTGCAAAATACTTCGTTGGAAATATCCCATTCTCATATGAATGGAGTAATTGGGATATGCCCTTAATCACAGAAGTATAACTTCCTTTCTTCTTCGGTTCCAGATGGATGTAGTTAGACGCTGGGTAATACCAGCCCCAATGCGTGATGGGTATGTTCCTATCTAACCCATGTTCTCTCAGTGTCTCTTCAGGACAGTTCTCAAACAACAACTGATAGAAGGCCATTTCCTTCCTCATCATCGTAGTCTTGTAATCCTTCCAAGCACCAGTCTTCAACTCCATAGGAATGTATGCACCATCCTCATGAAACATACGGTCAATGATTCCCTGTAGGTGAACAACGTAATCCCTAGTGAGGGGAAACTTGTCGTTGCCGTCTGCTTCGATTGTTATCTCAGCATCAAGTAATACCTCATTGACTACGGGTATGAAGTCCTCTACCATCGACTCCGCTTTTGCCTCTAAGAAGCGATTAGCCTCAAAGATGGACATAGCCTCATACATCTCCGTGTAGTCATCGATGGGGTGAAGACTCATACAGTAATTCACAAGTTCCGCATGGGAGAGGTTCTCCGCCTTCTTTATGTCGAAGGCATTGAAGAAGTCCTCTCTTGCGTTGTGAATTATAGTTCCCTTGACCATTGCCTCAGTTTGGTCTTGAGGCAATTTGTCTATGTAACTGAACTCGTATTTCTTCGGACACCAATTGTATGAACCAAACGAAGACTTGGTAATCTTCAGTATTGGTGAATCAGGGTCGTCATAGTTCTCTGGTTGGAACTGATAGGTATACTCTCTCATAGTTCCCCTTCCTTGAGGAAGGGAAGACCAGTCCAATCAACCTTACCGTTCTCGATAGTGAGAACAGTATGCCTAGTGCCAATCAGTTCAGGTCTACTAGCACTTGCCTCAATCAGTGCGACATATGTGGTAGGCCCGTTCTTCTTTATCTTACGCTCCATCCGAATTGTAGATGTGAAGATGTCCTCAGTGGAGTCATGCCAGTTGGCAATAACACCAACAGGATTGGCATCCACATACTTCTCCTTTGAGTGTGCTATCACGATTCTGTGACAGTCCATCTCTAGTATCTTCTTGTGCAAGAAGTTCTTGTAAGGAGTATTCCTATCTCCCCAGACGAAAGGCATCTGCTTGATTACAGTGTCAGCATCTAGGTTGTGCTTGACTCTCATGTATGTCTCACATACATCAGTCAGGAACTTGTCGGCCCCATCAACTATCACTGCTTTCAGTTTACCATCTTTCAGATATGACATGGCCTCCTCGTAATGCATCTGTGCATTGTGCTTGGTGGCTTCAATATCTACCAGTGAGTCAGGATGTCTCTCTATAGGATTGAACACAACAAGGTTCTCAATGTTGGCGTAATGATTCCTCTTTACGTCAATGAACCTATTGTCATAGTCCCATACAAATACA